CCGAAATGTTCCCATGGTCGATCGTCCAGGACGCGTTAGCGCCTGGTTCTCGATCCTGCGGATTCGAAGTTAGCTCGCTCGTCTACGACGCAGATTACGAGTTGCGCGGTTTTCCTGGTCCAGCGGACACAGTGAAATTTGGAGATATTTCCCCTGACCGTTTACCATCCTTCCTTAGCTTGAGAGCTTCAGATTTGGGTATGACTGGGTACGGTTCAACGAACCGAATCGAGACATTTCTCTCTGTACCGTTTGAGTGTCGTGAATCTATTCATCGAATTTATGCACAGCACAACCTGTCTAACAGACAGAACGTTACACTCTTCCTACGGCTTCCCACTAGGGAAATTGATCGTATGGAAGGACTCTGGAGGGCAATCGAAGATTGCCTACTTCTATCTTCTCCCGAAATCTTCGCTGAGGATAGAAACGGACCCCTTCGTCGAGTCTACGACTGGATGTTGGCGTCTTGTGTCTACGGAGGTTTTGCCAAAACCTTGAACACATGGAAAGAGTTCACTCTGCTTATCAAGCAGAAATGCCTCAGGGCGGTGGACTGTACGTATAGTGCCCCAACGGGGATACCTTGGTACCACACAGATACCCGACAGCTGTCAGCTACCGGAATACCTTGGATTGACTTTGCATGCAAGCGGGGCTTGCTATCAAAGAGTGAAGGCACCAGACTGATGCATTTCATTTCAATGAGAGGCGCGCCTACCCCCGACAGGGAGATGAAGGCAAAGGCCTTAGTTGATCACCAAATTCTGTATAGAACTCAGCCTATTCCGGCAACGCCAGAGAAGCTGTATCAACTTTTCGTCAACGGTGGCCGCATCGCGGCTCGCGTCGACAAGCGCTCTGTGACATCCTCCCTACTCAGGGCGGAACACATTTCACTTTCAAACTCGGCCTGCTACGAGAACCCTCGCTCCAAAGGAGGGAGAGCCTCGTATGCGCAGGATAAATTCTTCGAATGGGCGAACTACGTTCCAGCCCAAGACGAGATAAGGATTGGTGTCATGGGAGACACTTTCAATTGCCTCGCAGGGATTCCAATATGGAAATCCTTCACACCTCTTTCTGAACTCAACGAGTTCGAGAAACAAGGTGACGCAGTTCTAGGGAATGTCATTCCTAATAGTACTGCTTTCGAACAGCGTGCTGGTTTTAACAAAAACCTCGGCTATCAAATGCTCCAATGTGCCTTCGACGATGGCATAAAGGAAGGATACTGGGATCGGGATTTCAATCTGAAATCGGCACCCAAGAACCGCATAGTGGCTCTTGGCGAACCCGGAGGGAAAGTACGAGCTTTAGCCATCGAAGTGTGGATGGTTACTATCGTGCTAAGCGTTCTAGGCCATGTCTTGGTCGAGACACTTAGGAGTTTGCCCGAGGCGTCGGCAGGTCTTGGCTACGGTGAGCCAGCCTGGCGCCTCCTCCAAGAGATCCGAAGGAAATCTTTGAGAGCTGGTGCAAACGGCATATTCCTCGAATATGCATGGATGAAGTCATCGGACCTTGACAAGGCTACCGACCACTGTGATCGTGAAAGGTGCTCCTATTTACTTAGGGGCTATCTGAAAGGTCTCGGAAAAGATTTCGAGAATCCATTTCTGCTCTTTAGCGTGAGGTTGTTAACCTCCGCTAGAGAGTGTATATGGAAAGCAGATTGCTAGACCATATCGTTCGGTCAGCATGTACGCAGCTAAGACTAAACGTCTTAGAAGATCGCACACTAGTGTGACTTTTCTGCCGAAAGAACGGAGTCCCTTCGGG